CGATCATGAATGTTATAAACATTACTGTTTAGGTAATCACGAACTACGATTATATAAATATGAAAACGAACACAAAGAAGTTGTTGGTGCATTTTCACAGCAATATGAAAACTTATGGCGAATTAGAAATTGGGGTATTTCTGAATATGGTGATTTTTATTTTATTAAAGGAGTAGCTTTTGTTCATGTTCCTCTCAATGAAATGGGGCGAGAGATTGGTGGTAAAATGGCAGAAGCAAGTCAAGTGGCAAATTCTGCTACACATGATATAGTTTTTGGTCATAGTCATAGAGAGAGATCATGGCGAGCAAGTAAATTAGGTAGAGGTAATTATGTTAAAATTGTGAATGTAGGAACAGCAATGAACTTTGGTCATATTGAAAGTTATGCTATAAATAATGCGAATGGATGGAGTTATGGAATCAGCCAACTTTTGCTGGCAGATGGACATATACAAGGACATAATTTTATAAGTATGATAGAACTAAAGGAGAAATATGAAAACACCAGATAAACTTGTCAAAAGAGTAATGGATAAAATGGCTTTACGAGCAAATCAAGGAATGGTTAAGTATGGTAATACTATGGAAGAAACAAAAAAAACTAAACTTGAATGGCTAAAAGAAACACAAGAAGAATTATTAGATGCGGCAGTTTATTTAGAAAAGTGTATTGAAGATGAATCAACTGTTTCTTGGGAGGGCGAAGAAGTTAAATTAAAAGATTTAAATGAGAATGAAAGTTATGGTGGAACGATATGAATATAGAAAAATTAAAAGATCATTTAAGAGAAGAAGAAGGTTATCGTGATACTGTCTATAAAGACCATCTAGGTTTTGCCACGATTGGTTATGGGCATTTAGTTAAATCTCATGAACATTTTATAAAAGATAAAAAATATGATCGTAAAGTTTTAGAAAAAATATTTAATTATGATGTTACTATTGCAATTCAAGATTCTAAAAAACTATGCGAGGGTATAGAAAATGAAGAAGTTATTGAAATAATAGCACATATGTGTTTTCAGCTTGGAAGACCAAAAACAGCTAAATTTGTAAAAATGTTTGAAGCCATTAGAAATAAAGATTATATTGAAGCTGGATTACAAATGGAAGATAGTTTATGGGCGAAAAAACACACACCAGCGAGGGCGAGCAGACTAGCGGAACAGATGAAAAGATTGACATGAGAAAGTTTAGAAAAAGATTAACAACAACAGAAGAAATACAAGAGATACATGATAATAGAAAAAAATATAAAGAAGAAGATTTACGAGCAAAAATGCAAAGAATATCTGATGAATTAGAAAAGGATGGAAGAAGATAATGAAAAAGAAAAAAATAGTTAAGAAAAAGAAAAAAGAAATTAAAAAGAAAAAATTAAATGAGTTAGGTTATCCTGTTGATGATCCTTATGGATTAGGTTTAGCTTTCCGCAGAGCATTTGGTGGAGGTAAGTAATGGTATTAGGTATAGGTAAAATATTTGGTGGTGATACAATTAAAACTATTGGAAAAGTAGTTGATGATATGCACTTTTCAGGAGAGGAAAAAGAAAAGTTAAAATTACAATTTGAAGAAATACAAGCCAAGTTAAAATCTAAACAAATGGATATTAATTTAGCTGATGCTCAATCAACTGCTGGTGGTTTAAGTGGATTTATGCAACGAAGCTGGAGGCCATTAATAGGCATGAGTGCGGCCATAGCCATATTTTGGGAATTTGTTTTATCAAAATTTATTTTATTTATTTGTGGTCTATTTCAGTATGAAGTGTTAAATGTTCCTGAACTTGACATGGGAACTCTTATGCCTCTTGTCATGTCGCTTCTAGGTATGGGAGCATTACGAACTTTTGAGAAAACAAAAGGAGTTGCAAAATGAGAGAGAGAATAGATAAATGGTGGGATTCATTTGTTCAATTAAAATGGTGGATACAAGCTATCATTATAATTGCAATAACTATGGGTATTCATCATTGGATATTGCACTAAGATAAGTTATGCCAAATAAAATAGGGGGTAAAATGGTCAAAGCCAAATACCCAAAAAAATCAGGAAAAGGTAAATCTTATACTTATGGCAAAAAAAAACTTAAAAAAAAGTGATCTGGTAATAGGCGATAAGTCCTATAGTTTTCATAAAATAATTTGGGAAGATATTACAGGCGACTCAACGATAGCTAGTTCAGATGATTTTAATAAAATGAAAACATCATTAATTACTACCTATGCCTTTATCTACAAAAAGAATGATAAATACTTATGGACTTTTGCCTCTTACTCTGATGATGTATTTTTTGGTGATAGAAATATTATTCCTCTTGGAGTAGTCAAAAGCATTACAGAACTCTAGCATTAGGGAACAAAGCAAAAACACCTTCTAAAAGGCTTAAATTTGCCTCTACAGAGCCTTTTAAGACATAATGAGGGGTATTTAACTGCTCAGATGTTTCTAGCCACCTTTTTTGTGTATCTGACAGCCTTCCTTTTTCAGTTTTAATTTCTAAATAAACAATTTTTCCTTCAGGAAATTCCAGCACTAGATCAGGAACACCTGACTTTAAACCCATACGAACCAGCTTATTAAGAAACCAAACCTTTCTCTGTCCTTCATTAGGTACAGAAAAATAACGAAATTTATAGGTTTTTTGCTTTTCTTTAAGATATTCTACTACTGCAATTTGTATGTCTGACTCTTTCATGCACTATATTTAGCATAAAAGAAGGACAGTTATCATAAGATTTGGAGAAAAAAATGAAAAAAACAAGGAATACCTACAGATTTCCTCAATAAACTGTCCTTCTAAAGCATATAATTGAAGGTGTTTATTTATAGCAAAATAAAAAAAAATTACAAATTGTTAATAAATGTATTGCAAATACATAATAAATGTATAGAAAGGTGTATATGAACATGGAGAAAAAAATGAATACAGAAACTAAACAAGTTTATATTCCGATTGTAAAAGTTACATTTGAATATAATTTTATTAATGAAAATGAAATTAACATTTTAAGTGTTGGTGGTCATAAATTTCCTGTACAAAAAGTTTTTGATGATGGAAATACTTATGACATTTTAAAATATAATCACACAGTTGCTATCTACAAAAGAACTGAAAAGAAAAAATCTTTTTATTATGCTTGGGGTATTTCTAGCAGAGATAGTACATTTGATGAAAGTATTGGAGAGCAAGTTCATACTTACGAATGGGCTAATCCAATAAAAATTAAATCATCTAATAGAAAAGACATTGAAAATGCTTCACCTATTAAATCAACATCTACTCAATACTCAAAATTTACAGAGTGGAGTACCTATGAACTTACTACTTTTAAAGCTGATGTTTGGAAATCTAAATTTTTTCAATATCAAGATAAAATTAGAATTAAAGAAGCAGAAGATTATAAAAAGAAACAAGAAAAATATGCTAGAGAAAATCGTGCTATCTGTGGTGCTTGTGAAAGATACATTGAAAGATGGGACGAAGGTAATTGGAATGGTGTAATTTATGATCATGGTTTTAAACAAGTTGGTTTTCGTGCTGGAACTTGTGTAGGTGCTAGACATCAATGTTGGGAAAAATCAACTGATGGTAAAGTTGCTTATATTAATGAATTACAATCTCAAAAAGATCATTTATTAAACAACAAACCTAATGAAAAATTTTTAGCTAAACTTTTACAACAAGTAGAAAAGTATGTTGCTTTTAAAAACCAATTAGAAGAATTACAAAAAGAACATAAAGAAGCATACGAAGAAGAAGTTAGATATTTTGACAGAAATCAAAATAAATTTGTTTCTTGGTTAAGAATTAATAAAGATATTAAAATTATTCCTTTATATCCTGTTTCTTATTTAGATAGAGTTCATGTTTGGAAAGAAACTACTCTTGATGAACTTTTAAATGTTTGGGAGCAAATGATTGCTTACTTAACAGATATTATAGACAGAGAACAAATTAAAGTTGATAATTGGAAAGAACAATTAACAGCAAAAGAAAAAGCGGCTCAATCATGAGCCGCCTAACTAGGGAGAAAAAAATGTTAATTAAAAAACCTTTTAAAAGAATAAAAAAATTTACCGAATATTGTAATGGTAAAAAAACAGATTTGTTCAAAATATGGTTTTTGGACAATACTACTGAGGTTAGAAATAGCGACAATCAAGTTGTTATGTCTAGTAAAATTATAGGAGAAAAAAATGTATAAACTTATAGATTGTGGAACTTATTTGTGGTTTGTCAAAAAATCACACAAATATTTTCATTGTGTTTATTCAGTTGATGGAGAACACAAAAAATTACCTATTAAAAATAACTATTTAAAAAACATAAGTGAAAAAACTAAATATAGTAATTTAAAATCCTTTTTAAGTTATGAGGGTTTTGAAAAACAACCATGTATTATTAATAATAAAACTCATAAATTTTATAATAAGATTTGGAAACGATTAAACAAAACTATTTTAATGAAAGAGGTACTTAAACAAACAAAGGAGCAAGTATGAGTAGATTTGGAGATTGGGTTTTAGAACAGCACGAAGGTGCTTTAAAAAAAGAACCAACAAAAAAAGAAATTAAAAAAGTTTATAAAAAGCAACCTAGACTTTCAAAGTCAGTTGTAGTTTATAAACCTAAACTAAGTTTTGAAGGAGAAAAAAAATGAAACCAAAAATAAGATTAGTTCCTAATAACGAAAAGATGGTTTCTGTCAGAGTTGGTAGTAAAACATATTCTATTTCAGAAAAAGAAGATAAGGAACTTATTGATAAAGCTAATAAGTATAAAAAATTAGTAAAAGATGTAATAGATAAGAAAGTACCTATTCCAAGACATTTTTTATATGGTCTTTGGATAAATATTTATCAAGATTCTGGATATGATTTTTATTTAGAGCCAATACAAATGAAGCTATTTGATTCTAAATGGAAAAGAGCAATTAATAATTTCTTTAGAAAAGAACAAAGGAGAAATAAATGAAAAAAAATGAGTCTAAAGAAAAACTTTTAAAAGAACTTAAAGATGTAAATAATGATTTGTTTTATGAAGTTTATAATGGAGAAGCAGAAGGAGACTTAATTGGTAAAGATACTTTTATGTATGTAAATGCTATGAGGTATGTTCCTAATAAAGTTTTACGCAAATGGATTAAAGAAATAAAAGACGAAATAAAAAAACAAGGAGAAATTAATGAAACAAATTAGTATTATTATTTTAATGTTAATGTTGTCTGCTTGTTCGTCATATATGCCTGTTTATGATCCTTCTGGTAGTGAGAATAAAGAGTTTTATGATGATTTAGCAGAATGTAGGTTTGTAGCACAAAGCCAAATGAGTGGCTTTAGCTATGGATATCATGAGAAAAAAGTGGTATCAAAATGTATGGAAAATAGAGGTTACTCTATTTTAAATAACGAATAGGAGAAAAAATGGAAAATAAATTACCACCTGTAGTGGATGTTAAACCTATTAAAAGTTGTAAAACTTTAAAAGAGGCTTTAACAAAATTTCAAGACTTAAATATTAAGGCTTTGAAAGATTCAGTTAATCCGCACTTTAGAAGCAAGTATTCTGATTTAACAAGTGTTATTAATGCTGTTAATCATGGTGCTGAATTTGGTTTGTCTTTTTCTCAATCAATAGAATATAAAAATATTATACTTGATAGAGTAAAAAAAGAAAATGGAACTGAAGTAACCTACCAAGAAATACATAGAGATATTTTTGTAACAACAAAAGTAAATCATGTTGTTGATAAGGAAATTTTGGTTTGTACTGTTCCTGTTTTAATTAACAGTAATGACAAAGACAATCCTCAGAAGATGGGATCAGCTATTACTTATGCTAAACGATATGGACTACAATCTTTATATGGTTTGGCAAGTGATGATGATGGCAATTTAGCCGCAAGTTCGGATAAGCCGAAAACAAACTTAAACATAGTTAATAATAATGGAGTAGATATATGAGCAAAACTTACATAAAGCTATTTAAGAACGATAACAAAGTTGAAGGAGATTCAAAACCTGTTTATCAAAATAGTAAAGTTCAAATCAAAGAGAAAGTAACACTTGATCCAGAGAGGGTTTATTCAGCCGCAATCTGGAAGAATGATGATGGTACTTTAAACTTTAAAATTGAACTTAAAGATGAATCGTACAATCAATCACCAGACATTTAATGAAAAAGTACCTACGAATGTTTATGAAATACTATGGCTATACTGAAGCTGATAGTTATGCTGAACTGTGTTGGTACTGTAACAAAAATGTGTGGTGCGAAGTACATCATATTGAAAGTAGAGGAATGGGTGGAGATAAAAAAGGTCGTAGAGATAAAATCTCAAATCTCATTCCTCTCTGTAGAACTTGTCATGAAGATAGTTCTATTATTAATTTACAAAAAGAAACACTAAAAGAGATAGTGAAAAAAAAACACTTTCAAGAAAAAATAGTGAAAAGGAGAATGTAAAATGTCAAAGGAAAAAAGAAGTTATCCAATTAAGCGATTTAGCACATTGGAATTACATAAAGACTTATATAACAAAGCACGAATTAAAGTTCAGGCAAAGGTCGGAATAGATAATTTAAGTGCCGCACAAACTTTAAATGCAGTTATGCGAGATTTTTTGGGAGAAAAAAATGATACAGAAAACAATAACAAGTCTGTTTAATAACCTAATAGCAGTTCAAGGTAGGTATATTGATAAAGCATTAAGTCAAAATACGGACTTAGAATTAATTTATAGGGGGGATTCTATGATTGTGGCTAAATCACAATTAATGAATCCTATTAAGACAAGTATTGTTCCTGATAAATTTACAGGCAAACCGAATAGATTATTTTATTTTGAATGGAAACCTAAAGATAAAAGACAAGGAGAGTTATTATGATAGATAAAGAAATATTTACTAAATTTGATAAAGGATTGGATAAGTCAATACTTCCATTTAGTATAAGTAAGATTAAAAAATGGAAAAGTAGCCAAGCACAATTCTTATTAACTTATAT